CTTTTTATTTATCTCAGGATTTGCAAGTCCATTTTCAAAATTAACTCCTAAATTAATTTGCTTAGAATTAATTGTCATCACACTACCACTAAAACTTGTATCTATAGTTCCGGTGCTTAAAGAAGAAACAGCAGTGCTAAATCCCACAATAGCAGAGGTCAAATCATTGTGTGTTTGATCTACTTTATTACCAAAACATAAAGATCTATCTTGATAATATTTTACAATGTTAGTTTCTTTATCGTAAGAAGCTACATATCCTTTTGCAACTGTTGTAACATTATTAGTAGTTACAGATTGTTCTATAGTTTCTCCGACATTAAGTGTTACTTCACTAGTTAACTTAATAGCAAAAAGTGATGAAAATTCATTACCAGTAAAAGTTGTCCCTTCTCCAAAAGTCTGTGGATTTTTTATAATACCAACTTGAGCAAATTTTGTGTCTGTAGGAAAATCTTTAGTCGAATCATCAAATCTGGCATATAATAATACTTTATCAGTTCCTAATTCTGTGTAAATATCGTAACCATGACCCTTAGAAGGAGGGATAATTGGAATCAATTTTGAACCACTTCCAGATCGACCACTCAAATCAATAGTTCCGTAAGTATATCCCTTTCCTCCTGCTGTCACTGATACTTTGGTTATCTTATTATTAGTTGTTTCTATATTTACTCTTCCTCCAGTTCCATCACCTATAATATCAGCAGAAAATGGTTGATCTTGATATCCATCTCCACCGTTTTCAATATATACCGTTTGAATTTGATTATCATTACTGTCAGAATTTCCACCATCTCTGATTATTTGAATATCAGAATCTGTTGTAGTTGCCCAATCATTCGGAACAACAATAAATTCTGTAGAATCAAATTTAATAACATCTGCTGGTGATATTGTAAACAAATACTTCCACTTATATCCATCACCCAGTATGGCAGCTTGCGTCCCAGTATGTGTTGGTTTTTCAGTTGATCTTTGAACAGTAGGTGATACTCCTGAACTTCCATTATCAAGGCAGATATAAACCTTAAATTCATCAGTGATTACATAATATTCTGCGGAGTATAATGTTAGAGCCTTATTAACTGGGGAAGGATTACCTTGTCCATAATCATGCCTATACATATCAAAGGAATTATTTTTAACCCAATCTATCCTTCTTACAACTCTTCTAGCATTTTCTGCAGTAATTTTTCTGCCAAATAAACTAGTATCTCTGTAATGAGAAGAATATTGTAAATTATCTACAGGATTATTGGTTGTACTGGTATCCCAATTAGTAGTTCTACCAAATCCAGGATTTGGCAATGTTGGATTTGATAGTCCTAAAAAGGCATAATAAGAATTATTACTGATAGACTCTACAAAAGAACCAGCATTCAATATTCTAAATTGATCTGTTACGAATGCAGCCATATTGATAGTTTTTTAGATATTTATACGATGTAATTAAGATTCTCTTTTGGGAAGAGCTCCAGTTTTTCTAATTCCAACACCTCTTCTTTGAATTGTTGGATATGTTGATAATCCAGAAACGATATTTTCAGTGACACCAATAGATATTGGATTTGAAGATCTTGTTCCACCTGACAATTTACCCCAAGAGTATCTTCCAACAAGATTGTTTGGATGACTTCCAGTAGTGGCAATTCCAACAGTATTTACATCAGAGTGTACATAGCAAGTTATAACTCCTACATGTACATTTGTCACCAATTGAGTGGATCTCCAATCGGCAATATAATAAATGCTATCTAAACACGTAGTTCCGATACCAATAACATTAGAATCTGAACCACTGGTATCAATTGCAGTTACTCCATTACCAACATTAGTTTCATTAATGTAAATAGGATATCCTGTTTCTATACCACTGAGTGTCAAATCAGTATCTATAATCGAGAATGTGATAGATAATGGATCAGATCCACCTCCAGTTACTCCAATCCCAGTAACAATTCCAGAAGCACCACTTATAGCACTAAATCCTGTGATATTTTCAACCAATCCAGTTGTAAACCCTGTTGTTGAAATTCCATTTATAACTAAAGCATTGCATGGAGTCGAATCATCAGTATAACCAGTGTTATCCGTTTCGAAACTAAACAGTTTTGAATTTTCAATAAACACTTCAGTATCAGTTGTTGATACATCTTTGATAATTTTTGCGGTTGGGAAAATTAAAGGTTCTATTGAATCTCTAGTTTTAGAGATAAACTCACCATTAATTTTTTTACCTATTTTTTGTTTAGTCCATGAAACTGGTTTTTGATTTTGATCATCAATTCCAATACCAGCATAACGATTAGTTTCGACTGTATCAGAAGTCGTTAAATCATAAACCGTTCTCTGTTCTTGTGTTATCGTATTTGGGATAGTATTGTTACTATTGACTTGAACAATATCACCAGGTTCTATGGTTGGTTTGACATTATCATTTTGTAGAGCATCTGTACCTTTAAGACCCTTATAGTAATAAATTTCAACTTCATCTTCAAATAAAGGTGCTTTTGTAAACACAAATGAGGTTCCACCTTCAAACACATAGTTAGTTTCAGGTTTTTGAAGAACACCATTTATGAATATTATCAATACATTATTCATATTATTTTTAACTGGTTCTGCCTCGGTGGCTTCGAAACTTAAAAGTTCTCCATTATATTGAAGAGGGAATCTAGTTCTAGTTCCATTTTGAAGTTGACTAATAGAATCAATATAGTCAAGTTCTCCAAATTCCCAAGCAGCAAAGTTGTCAGAATATGTTTCGAGTACAGTAAGTTCAAAATTGGATATTGGAGAGGATAACCTAGAATCCGTAACTAAACCAACTGGTTTAAATACATCACCTTTTTGGAATGCATATCCTGGTCTTGAAATTTTAAACTCTGTTACTTCAAAATGAGTAGATCCTATTCCTACACTTGTAGAAGATCCACCAACTTTGACATCTAATAATAATCCAATTCCCGTATCTGTTGTTGCTCCAACTCCAAGTCTAGAAACTCCAGTAACAGGGAGGTTTTTATATGATGGATCAGAAACATATACTTCCGGATTTACATAATTGGTTCCAGCAGAACCAACATTAAATGATAGAGTTCCACCAATACCTATAGAATCAACTGAAACTACTGCTCCTGTACCGGCACCACCACCACTTCCTACACCAATTTGGATAGTATTTACTGTTGTTGCTGCAATTGCTACTTGCTGATTATGAATTGGGTCTCCTCCTGACTGTCCTCTTCTCAATTTTGTTTTTGATATTGCCCTTGGATATGGGTGATTTGTTGCATGATCATCCTTAGAACAGGTGAATGTCAATGATTCTGTAGCAATACCAATCGTATTTGATGTTGTTAATCCATGATTAAGAATAGTCAGAACTAAATCACCAGTTCTAGAATTATAAGTAGCATCTGTTGCAGTATGAGTTCCACCATTATTATCTGTGATTGAATTTACTCCAGCACTTACAAATCTATGATCATACTCTATGTCTAATACAGTTACTCCAATAGAAACTAATCCATTATATCCAGATCCTAAGTTATCAGTGGTTCCTAATCCTACTGATACAAAACTACCTCCAGCACCGACAACAGCAGTTACAGAAGCACCTACAAGTGGTGCAAATCCAAGTCCAGGAGTAGATCCAAGTGAAACTATAATTCCACCTCTAGGAGTCTCATTTTGATTAACATCAGTATCTGAGGTTACAAATTCTACAGGATCTATATCTGGTTTTGTTATTCCAGAAAATTCTACAGTTGTTATTCCTGCAGAACTATCCTCATTAATTTCATAATTGAATATAGTAGGATTATTTGCAGTTTTTGGTGATTGATAGATACTATTAACAAAGACAAGACCACTTCCACCTGTAGTTCCAATACCAGTAGT